TGCTCCACCTAAGATTCCTGCAACACCCATCATGTGAAATGGATTCAATGTAATGTTGTGGAAACCTTGAATGAATAATATGTAACGGAAGATTGCTGCTACACCAAATGAAGGTGCAAAGAACCAACTGTGTTGCCCTAGTGGGTAGATTAAAAAGACGCTAGTGAATACTGCGATGACTGCAGAGAATGCAAGTGCGTTGTAAGGACGAATGCCTACAAGTCCTGCTATCTCAAACTGACGTAACATAAAACCTATGAGACCGAACACACCATGTAATGCTACGAAGTTCCATAGTCCACCGATTTGTAACCAACGAACGAAAGAACCCTGTGCTTCAGGACCCCAAAGGAATAATAAACTGTGACCCATTGCATCGCCAGGTGTTGACACTGCTGCGGTCAGAAAGTTTGCTCCCTCAAGATATGAGGATGCGATACCATGTGTGTACCAACTAGTAACGAATGTGGTTCCTGTGAACCAACCACCAATTGATAGAAAAGCACAAGGCAGAAGTAAAAGACCAGACCATCCTATGAATACAAAACGGTCTCTCTTTAACCAGTCATCAAGAACATCAAACCAACCTCTTTGAGTTTGTTGTAAGGTAGATGCTACCATTAATTTCTCCTAATAAAAAGGGGTCACGAAGACCCCTTGAATTTGATATGGTTAAAAAATTAACCGATTGTAGGTGCTGTTAAAGCAACTGTTGAAGACTCAGCACATGCTAGGTCTAGTGGGAAGTTGTGTGCATTTCTTTCATGCATAACTTCCATACCAAGGTTTGCTCTGTTTAGAACGTCGCCCCATGTAGGAACGATTTTACCTTGTGCATCAACAACACTCTGGTTGAAGTTAAATCCATTAAGGTTAAATGCCATTGTGCAAATACCCATTGAAGTTAACCAAACGCATACTACAGGGAATGTAGCAAGGAAGAAGTGAAGACTTCTTGAGTTGTTGAATGAAGCATATTGGAAGATAAGTCTTCCGAAGTAACCGTGTGCTGCAACGATATTGTATGTCTCTTCTTCTTGACCGAACTTGTAACCATAGTTCTGTGACTCAAGACCAGATGTCTCTCTGATTAGTGAAGATGTAACTAGTGAACCGTGCATTGCTGCGAATAATGCTCCACCGAACATTCCTGCAACTCCTGCCATGTGGAATGGGTGCATAAGAATGTTGTGCTCTGCTTGGAATACAAACATGAAGTTGAATGTACCAGAAATTCCTAAAGGCATACCATCAGAGAATGAACCCTGACCAAATGGGTATACTAAGAATACAGCAAATGCTGCTGATACAGGTGCTGAGTAAGCAACACAAATCCAAGGACGCATACCTAAACGGTATGATAGTTCCCACTGTCTACCCATGTAGGCAGAAATTCCAATAAGGAAGTGGAAAATCACAAGTTGGTAAGGACCTCCATTGTACAACCACTCATCGAGTGTTGCTGCTTCCCAGATAGGGTAGAAGTGTAGACCAATTGCGTTTGATGATGGTACAACTGCACCTGAGATGATGTTGTTACCATACATTAAAGAACCTGCTACGGGTTCTCTGATTCCGTCGATATCGACTGGAGGAGCAGCAATAAATGCTACTGTAAAACATGCTGCTGCTGCGAGCAAGCATGGAACCATGAGTACACCGAACCAACCAACATAGATTCTGTTGTTTGTTGAAGTTACCCACTGGCAGAACTCAGACCATCCACCTAGGATGCCTTGTTCTCTTTTTGCTATAGTTGTCATGAGGACGTTAAAAGTAATTAGGGTTCTAAGGGTAGAACGATAATTATATTCCGATAATCCCTTCACTATCGGTTTGAGAGACGTAATTTAACGACCCATAGGTCTCGGTTAACGGGTCGGGTAGATGTTGAAAAGAACACCTGACGTTATTTATAGTAGTATAACTTTACAATATAGTCAATAAGTATAAATACTCAATTCTTTTTGAATACTGAGAATGCTGTACCTAATAGTACTTTCCAGAAACCAGTCTTAGCATCGCCCTGTAAGTTGTCAAACATATACATGTTCAATCGGAAAGCATAGTTTGCTTCCGTTACTATAGCGTTGACGTCTCCTTCGCCAAGAGGTAGGTTGTCCAAAGCATCACGATACTTTTGTTTGAATGCTTTCTTGTCTTCTATATCAAACTCATAGAAGTTTAGACCTTCACCTACAGGTAGGTCTAGTGCCTTTGCTGCAATGCCTTTTAATATCTGTCCGCCTGATAGGTCACCAAGGTAGCGTGTGTAATGATGTCCTACTAATAAGTAAGGGTTCTCATCTGCCACCTCGTGTATCCTTTCCACGTACTGTATACATGCTTCAGATGGTTTGATGATTGCATTCCAGTTTGCACCATAAAAATACCTCAAGTCTTTCTTGAGTGCATCTACACGATGCAGTTCTGGAAAGTCTATGTCGGCAACAAGTCTATCAAAAAATTTATTACCCTTGTCATCTAGTCTTGCAAACTCTTCTTCGATTGCAGAATAAACAAAATAAAAATCCTTGATAAGTTCTCTGTAGTTCTCTTCACTAACTACTCCACCAAGAAAAGAAGCGATGAACTTAGTGTTCTCCGCTGCTGTGTGTGACCTCTTGGTTCCTACTTTAAGGTCTTTTGCTAATGCCATTATCCTCTGTTTAAGAAATAGTGATTTATGACTTCTATTTTTTCGTGTGCTTTACCTATCTTTTCCAGTTCTTTTTCGATAGTACCTAGCACATCAGAGTGTTCTCCAATGCCTACTGGTTGGTTAAGATAGATTTCAACGTTCTGTTGATGCTTACAAATCAATCCTTGATAGTAATTTAGTTGAGATTTTAAAATCTGGTCACGCAAGTTGATTGCCATGAAGTCGGTAAGATATATTTATTCATCCATCATAGCATACATCATCACACATATCAAGCTTGTAGTCACAGCGGTGCCTGAGAGTATCATCAGTACCATCTGGAATATGTGTGAGGTGGATGCCATTACATGCCTTGCCAAAAGTTATCGGTAACAGGTTGTAGGTTTCTCGATACGAAGTAGAGTCCTAGGTTGCATACAAACCAGTTAAGGTTTATTATCCAAGTTTGTCTCCATAGATACTTCCTGTTAGTCTGCACTATGAAGATGTTGCGTTCGTTGTCACCTTGTTTAACAACTTGTTCTAGACCTAACGCTACTACGAATCCGATAGCAAAAATATAAAAGCAAAAGTTTAAGAAACTAGATGCTGTCAGCAGTAGTGGTATCATGACACCAACCCTGCAACGAAACTAAAACACACTGAACTGTAGAATATCCAAGGTATGTATTTTAGTGGTATTGGTGTCATGATAGAAGTCCTAGTGACCCTGCTGTCACTCCGACAGTCAGGAAGAATATAAACTCAAACACAGGCATAAATCCTGCGTTCTTCAGTAAAAATTGAGTCATTTGTGCTTGTGCTCCTCAGCGATTAATTTTAAGAATAGACTACTTGAAGAATGGTATCGTTAAATACGACGTATGCTCCAAGAACAGAGATGAAAATTGATTGATACATGGTTGTAATAATACTTAACATAGTATATAGGTATTTTTACTCTATGTCAATAGGAACCCGCTCCCTGATAGACGGGTGACATGATACCACCTTCGGGGTCATCATCGTCATCATCATTTCCGAGTGCCCTCAGAAATAATTCAATACCCACTAGTGCTGCTACTGGATAGAATATCCAAAGGACAGCGAAGAAAGGAGATATTGCATTTGTATCTAAGAATTCACCCAAAATTTGACCTGTAAAGAATTGTTACGAATAATTATTTAGTTTTGTTAAGTTCTACACGAAAAAAAATTAAACGTATGATATTGTAGAACCTAGAGTTTGCACTACCGCAAATAGAGAAATGAGGATAGTGAAACCCGCAGTGGTCTCCTTGGAGTAGTTCATTAAACTACACCAAAGAACATGTGACCAGTGGTAATGTAGGAGAAAGATGCTGCTACAAGACCAAGCATTGCCAATTGACCATTGATTCTCTCAGCGATAATCTTTTGTCTCTCTGGTTGCTTTCTTTCTGTTGTTGTTGCGTTTGTCATTATACTAAACCTGGTAGAAGTTGACCTGTTGCTGTGTATGATACACATAAGATGACAAATGCCATCATTGCTGCACGACCTTGTGCTTTGATAAAGATGTCGTTGTTGTTCATTGTTTTAGAGTAGGGGGAAAAACGAATTTAGAAAATGCCAGGAATAATCTGACCTGTTGTAGCGTATGCTCCGAATGCTGCTACGAAACCGAGCATTGCTGCCCAACCGTTAAACTTTTCTGCTTCTGGTGTCATTTGTTTGTACCTAAGTGAGTGATTGATTTAAAAAATGCCTGGTGCTATCCATCCGAATAGACCATAGTTGATTGTGCCGATTACTAAACCGAGCATTGCGAGACGTCCATTGACTCTCTCTGCGTATCTCCAGTAGTTACTGGTTGTGTCTATGATAGGTGTCTTCGTCATTAGAAAATACCTGGTATCATTTGACCTGTAGTAGCGTATGCCCCTACGAATGCAACGAACCCTATCATTGCCCAACGACCATTTACTTTCTCAGCGTTCTGAGGATAGCTGTCGTAGGAGATAGACTCGTCAATGTACGGACGTACATCCGTAGGATACATGTTCTGGCGACCTCCGCCTTCTGTAACTGTAGTCATTTGTGCTTTGTTAAGAAACGTAACATAATTATATATAAAAGATTAAGTTTTGTCAACCCCTATGTGCCAATTTGCCAATTGTCTTTCGATTTCTTAATGTTTCCTATAGATTTTACTTATATTTGCAACGTTTTGTAATGCTGAAGCACTTATATATACAATAGGGTAAGTTGTATTCAAATGAAAAAGTTTTTACCAATCGTTATGTTAGCAGGATTTAGTAGTCCTGCGTTCGCAGATATCACCCAGACCATGAGTTCTAGCGTACAACTCAGTGTTTCGGCAGCAGCAACTCAGGTTGAGCGAGTCGGTAGCACGTACAGTGTAAGCGGAAGTGGTGTGGATACTACATATACACCTACAGGTGGTAGTGCAGTATCAGATGGTATTGGTTCATTGACTATCTCATCAGGAGTTGGTGCGATACCGTCGTTAGAAGCGACCCAAAAAACTGCAGGCTCAGCGTTCAGCTTCAGTCAAACTTTTGTTCAAGGTGATGCTATAAGTAGTAGTGCACCATCAGTAGGTGCAGTAGCAAACTATAGTGATGTCACATCTACCGCATCTGGTTCAGCAGGAGATCTAGCTGGTACAGTAAATAGTAGCGGGGCATTGACGGTGACTGCTGGTGGAGCAGGAACTGTAGCTACAGGACAATTCGTAACAACCTTAGAAATCAAATGATCTATGAGGTGTGAAACAGTAGATGACTATGACCCAGAAAAAGATTATAGCTATCTCTTGTGCGATAGGTGTGGCATGTGTAAGTGCCACGCCTGTAAGTGCGATTCCTGTGGTGCCAAATTTTACACAAGGCTCGATGACGTCAGTGACGACAACGACTTCGACGGTAAACGAGACGATCAATTCTATGGATTACGCGACAGGTTGGACGTATTCCGTAAGTGGTCACGGGGTAGAAACCGACGCAAACAGCATAGTGCCAGATAGCACATCGACGCAATCACAAAATGTAAACACTGTGAATTCAACATGGACAGGATTAGATTTATCAAGTCAAAACAAACCGAACTGGAGACAGTCACAGGCAGGAGGGAACTTCAGTCTAATAGAGCATTATTCAGGACCAGGTCTTCAGACTCACACGATAATACAAAGAGAAACAACTATAAATTCCGTCACCGAGTCAACAAGCATATTCTCAAACTGACTACTGCTATTGCAGTTTCTACAGTTACATGTCTACCTACATATGCACAAACAGATGTAGGTGGAGTTAGTGCGACTGCAAATCCCGTAGCTAATTCTAGTGGCTCAGTGACCAATCAAGCTATACAGGTTTTGCAAGGTCCGTATATAACTAACCAGTATGGTGATGGTATATCATGTCAAAGTGCTACCATGAATTTTACACCATACGTCACCAGAACAGGAACATGGCAAGACCCTTACGAGGCATTCTATAATGATCCAGTCTACAACAACGTAGACGCTAATGACGATGGTGTGCCTGACAGTCCTGGCGAAATATTATATTACATCCCTACACGTACAGGTCAGAAATCTACACAGAATATAAATCTAGGTATTTCTATGACTCTTTCTATACCTCTAGACAAGAAAGCATCTAAACTTTGTAAGGAAGCAGCAACGTTGCACAATGCATACCGTGCTCAGTTAACTGCTAACAAAAGATTAGATTTTGAGATTGCAAGATTGAAAAATTGTGGTGAACTCAAGAAGCAAGGTATAGTCTTCCATCCTAAGTCACCATACTATAGTGTATGTGCTGACGTTATGTTAATCAATCAACCTAATGTTGTAGGTCCTCATGTACATGAGATACCTTCTACTTCTTCGGATACTTTAAAGGACTTAAACCTTTCGATTGGCGATACTGATTAGCACGAACTTCATCTCTTGTTAGTTTTCTTGGTGTCTTACCTAACTTCTTTTGAATTGTAGTTATAAGTTTCTTTACCACAGGTTTTACAACCCTCAATAATAATGGTGTAGCAGCAGCTGCTGCAGTTGCTACGACTGCTATTGATGCTGTTGTGCTGACCTGATTTGTGCTTGGTAAAAATTTCTCAACAGCAGTAGTGTCCTCATACAATACTACACACGTAGTTCCTTGCAGTTCATGTCCTACTACCTTCTCGCTACCGTCCTGTGTTAAGTCACCGACTCTTGGTTGATTAGGTGCAGGACACTCTGTCTCTCCTACGTTACCTGTCTCAGGAACTTCTGGTGCACCTGGCGGTTCTGGTGGTGGTTGTACAGCAGGAGGTGGTGTCTCTGTAAATATATTCAAATCTTCTGGAGTGTAGTCCATCGCATTAAACGATGGCATCTCTGCGTCACATAGAACTCTAACGTCATCATCTTGCTTGAGGTTAGGGTTCTCTCTATTCTCTGCAGCATCAGGATGAAACTCTACACAACCTGGCATGTCTACGATAGGTGTACCAATATTCAAAATAAAAGGTGCCTGTGGCACCATGGTTGGAGAAACATAAACATTTGGTATGGTTATGCTTCTAATATCAATTGTCTGTATACCTGTTCTAGGAATGTAAATCTTTATTGGTTCCACGTCTCATCGTATGTAGATAGTGAAGGACGTCATCACGAACCTCAAACAGTTCGTGATAACAACTTTGGTCATGAGCAGCTGCCCTAATTGAATCATCTGGTTTATGAAGACTTTCCATTAGCAAATCAATTGCTCTGTTCCTTTTATCTTCTTTATCCTCTGACAATGGGATTGGCCAAATCATTTTAGAATGAAGGTAACTGTGGTACTGCAGGACCTGTGGCATCAGGTAATGATGGTAGTGCATCTGTCACTCCACCCATAAGATTGCCTACGATTTTCTCTTTGGCAGCATCAATGAGTGCATCCTTTCTAATGAATACGTATCCACCCAGACCAACTACACCAAGTGCTACAACACCTGAGAAGATGGCGATTCCATTTACGATTTTTTGCATAGTAATTAAAGTTTGTAATTGTCCTTGTCGTTTGACTCAGGAGGTTTAGCAGTAAACTGTACTGGTGCTTGTTCAATACGAATAGTTTGTGCAGGGGCAGTTTGTGATGCTGCTGCAATTAACTTTTCCATATCTCCTTTACTTACACCACCATTAGAACCACCTTGTGCTCCTCTCTTGGACGTCGTGACGCCAAAGGTAGCTAAAACTCCAGTAAAAACCGAAGCTATGAAGGTCGGATCAAGGTCTTGCTTAGGTATTTTAAAGGCGGGTGGTAGGTCAACATATGCTAATGTCAGTATCCCACCGCTCCAAATCAAAATACCTAGACGCACAAAAGTAGACAAGAGCATCATCTGCTCTTCTTTATCTTCTGCATGGTCTTTAAGTTTACCAAAGAAACCCTTCTTAGGTTCCTCTTTCTTTGTTTCTTCTTTTTTATCAGGCATAGATTTTATCAATCTATGTTATATAGCATCGTAGCACAGTTACTTTACACTGTCAAGGAATGTTTTACGCATTCCTCTTACACCATCCCAGTCTTCATTGAGTGCAGCGTTGACATGCTTCATTAGATTTGTTGTGTCTCTTCCTGTTGCTTCTAGTTTTGCCATAGTGCTTGCTACAGACGAACCACCGAACACTGTATCGTATTTGTCTGCTGTCTTGTGGTTGAAGTTAGTAAACAACTTACTGTTGTAGTTGTATAGCATGTTGAATATACCAGATGTCTGATGATATACTTTACCGTCCATAACAACTGACTGGTTACCCCACTTAGAACTATCTTTACTCTCTGCAGATACATGTGTGGATACAAACTTTGTTAGTTTTTCTAGTTCATCCATAACCTTCATAGGTTGTGCTACAAATATTACTGTCTTCTCTATTGATTTTATATTAACAACGTTGTCTGATAGATTCCATTGTGGAACTGTGTCTGCACCAAACAATTTAGTTGTGCTGTAATCAGAGATGTCGTCAAAGAATACTGCTGTTCCTGCTATCAATACTACAGGTAGTCTTGTACCTTTTGTTATTAGGTAGTGTAGTTGTGATGGTTTTACAGTAGCAACATACTGAATAAACTTATGTCCACCTTCTTTACACCAGTCCTTACAATACTTTAGTGCAGTAGGTAAGTTACCAATAAAATGCACGACTGCTTTATGACTTGGAAAACCAATGTCAAATGTTTTTAATGCTGTAATCGCTGTTTGTGTAGATGCTTCATCTTCTACCTTAACGACAATGTG